GAATATTCATATTAAGCCCCTTTATTTATCAGTACTACCGAACCCACCTGTTCGCTTTCTAGTGGCTGTATCATAGCTTGCAATTCTATAAGGCATAAATACTAATTGTGCTAGACGATCACCAGCTTTATAGTGAAACACTTTATCGCCAATATTACGTAACGGTATCATGATATGCCCTTCGTTAGTTTCATTGTTGTAATAGTCAGCGTCAATAATACCTGTGCCGTTAGCCAACATCACTGCATTGTTAATACCTACACTTGAGCGTAAATGCAATTGTAAATACTCGTCCGGATTAATTTTGCACTTAACACCAGTTTCGATAAGTACTATCTCGCCCGGATTAACATACCCAGTATGATAAGCGCACAAATCATAACCAGCTGCAAATTCTGTCTTCCGTTCAGGCATAATTGCATCGTGATAGCCTGTTACTTGCTCAAATAAATTTTCGTTCATGTTAATATCCCCTTCGTTTTAAATACGTCCATACAGTACTTGTTGCCCTGTTAACACGTAACGCAATATCACTTAATTTAAGGCCTTCTTGTCTTAACTTAATAGCCTCATCGACCCATTTTTCAGGCTCCATTCTTGATAATCGCAATTTCTGACCGCATGAACCGCCACATGTTTTACTTACATTTCTTAATCGATATGGAACTGTATAAGTTTTACCACATACAGGACATACCTTTTCTACAACGTTACCGGTTGTTTTATCTACGGTATCAAATTTATGTTCTCGTACCCTTACAGGTTTACGCTTTGCAGTTTTTACCTTTTCCAATGGATTGGCCTTCCATATCGGCAAGTGCGATAAAAATTGTGGAATATTGTCCATTGCTATTTATCCTTTCGCTTTAACTCATGCAACGGAGTACCAGCTTCGATTGGTATAATTTCAATTTCAGCCCTAGGCTCCGTTTTATCAACACCAACAATGCGAGAGCCGTCATAATGCACTATCCATTTATCATCGTCAATTATTTTGGCTTTCGTTAGAATGTCTGATGTAGCTTGTAATAGGCCGACCAAGTCAGGCCAAGATCTTTTGTCCGGCATGTAATAGCGGCACCGGACATGAACTGGACCACCTACATAAAAACGCTTGCGGTAGAATTGCAACTGTTGTAACGCTAAATTTTCATAATCGGAATATGCTTTTGATGGTAAGACTTTTGGATATTTCCCAGCATAGACTACTCGCGAACTGTTCTTTTTGGTCGTTGGCCGGCCATATATTACAAGACTATTCATCGCAACATTCGCACCCTCTTTCCTCACCAATATCTGTTGCTTCGGCAATAAGCAAACACATTGCCAAGCCAGCACCCCTGCGTTCTTCTTTGTCTAATTTTTTTAACATAAGGCACAATGCAGCACCTACATTTGTAATAACATCATCAAGACTATACTTTTCGTTAAAATTAACTTTCGTAATTTTGTTTTTATTATCGACTTTAATTTTAATTTTCATGTTTAC